ACCATTGTAAATTAATTAACTCGCTAACACAAATAAAAATGTAAATATAGACACAGTTAAAGGCTCCGATTCCTTGATTAACATCACGGTTAACGAACAAACTGAGAGCTCGCGGGCTCAGAATGTAACCTTTAACGACGCAAACCCCGCATGGTTGCAAGTTGTGCACAACGACTTGGATGCCACTTTTGGAAACGTTGATAACGATGACGCTCCGCTAGGAGATTTTTTGAAGCGCCCAGTTAGAATTCGTAGTTTTGATTGGACTCCTGGTACCACGTTTTTTCAAAAATTCAACCCCTGGGTTGAATTTTATACTAATCTGCGTGTTATTAATCGCATCAGTAACTTTAATTTGGTGCGATCGAATTTACACGTTAGATTTTTGATCAACGGTTCCCCATTTCATTACGGGAAAATTTTATCAGGATATACTCCGCGCGCATCGGCTATTTTGGATGTTAGCTCGGATCAATTTGAAAACGTTACGGCGTACGATGCAGATTTTAATTGCGCTCTGTCTCAAAAACCTCACGTATTTTTGGATTCCACTACTTCTTCCGGTGCAGATATAATTTTACCTTTCATTTCTCCTTTGAACTACATGTCCATTGTTGATTCAGATTGGAATACCATGGGTCTTATGTATATGCAATCTTTATCGATTCTGAAACACGCTCAAGGATCAGCAGATAAAGTTAATATTACTGTTTTTGCGTGGGCTGAGGAAGCCACGTTGGCTATTCCCACGTCGAAAATTTCTGATGATCTTTTTCCTCAATCTGGGTGCGATTACACCGCACAGATGGGTTTATTGAGTAAAGTGAGGGACGAATATGGTAATGATTTTATTTCCAAGCCAGCTGCAGTTGTGGCGAATATAGCAGGTAGGATGAAATCTTTACCAATGATTGGACCGTACGCTCGAGCATCAGAGGCTGGAGCAGGTGCTTTGAGCAGCATGGCAGCAGTTTTAGGTTTTTCGAGACCTTCCACTTCTCGCATTGGATACAACGTGCAAGCTCGACCTGGAGGAAATTACGCCAACACCAACGTTCCTGATACGTCTGAAAAATTGACATTAGATTGGAAACAGGAAGTTACAGTGGATCCTAGAACAGTTGGTTTGGGTTCCAATGATGATTTGTCTATTCGATCTATTGTTGCACACGAGAGTTATATGGGTCAATTCACATGGCCTCAAACTTTTGTTAATGAAGCTTTGCTATGGAACACTGTTGTGACGCCGTGTCTTGGTGTGGGCACAAGCACTGCTATGTATTTAACGTCTCCAGGATTTGCAGCTTTACCTTTTAGTTATTGGAGAGGTACTTTGCGTTACAGATTCGTAATAGAGGCATCTGCGTATCATAGAGGTCGGCTAAAAATAGTGTATGATCCTAACCAGGTTTATTCCACTTCCGACTACCAAACACAGTACACCCATGTTATCGATTTGCACTCGGAGAGAGATTTTACTATCGATGTTGGGTGGGGTAATAAGCATACGTACAAGCACTGCACTACGGGGCTGCCCCAATATGCTAACCAGGCATCTACGGGTGCTATTTTGGCTCCCCAAAATGATGATTTTAATAATGGTAGCATCGGCGTATATGTTGTCAATCAGCTGACTGGGCCCGATGACGCGATTGATAATGACGTTAAAATTAGTGTATTTGTGTCCATGGGAGAAGACGCTGAATTCTTTGCGCCTTCCGATTTTGTCATGTCCACCACTTCATATTTTCCTCAAAGTGGTGCTGAAATTGAAGAACCGTATGAAGCACAGGTGGGCGAGGACGCGGCAGCTAACGACTCTGAGCCATCTAAACCTTCTCCTCAGTTGACTGAAATGGCATTGGCTTCGCACGTGTTGCAGGATGATAAAGCCGTAATGGTATATTATGGTGATCCAATTTGCTCGTTTCGTGCATTGTTAAAACGATACAATTATCATACTTCTATGCGGTGGGATTTGAC